TCAGCTCAGCGACTGGATGATGCGGTCCGAGATTCTCTCATAGCCTTCGTGATTGGGATGAAAATGGTCGGAGGACAAATAGCCGGAGCCATGCAGCTGGAACAGATCCAGCACCGGAACGAGAACCGCATGCGGGTCCTTGCTCAGGACGGCGTTGGCCGCCAGACGCTCGAAGTGTCCAGCTTCCTCGCGCAGCCCCTGCTGCAGCGCCCCGTGCCGCGCCGGCTGGATATAAGAGATGATGACGTGATCGCATACGTCTGCCGGTAGTTTGGCCACCGCCGGAACCGGACGGACCTGAGTTGCCATTTCGGCCGTCACATCCCGGATCAGGTCGCCGAGTGTTTTCCCGCCGGTCGCCAGTGCTTGGTCGATGTCCGACTTGCGGGCCGGGTCCAATTGCTTATGACTAACGATGTGAGTCGATGGCGTCTTACCCCATTTAGTGCAGCACATCGCAAGGTACCAGACGAGCCGGGCATAAGCCGCCGCGAAGTCGATCCTGCCGCCGTAACAAAGCTCGATGCCGAGCGCCGCGGCGTTAGCATCATAGCCAAAGAGGGCGTTGTCCGTCGTCACGTTTCGGATGACATGGTAAGCCTGCTCAGCCGAATCGGGACCGGTACCGGCCGGGATAATCTCGAGGATGTGTTTGTCGTCGATGAAGACCTGTGCGGAAGCCGTCCTGTCCGTCTGCGTATTGAAATAGGAGAAATGGTTTTCGGCGGAAGCTCCGGGGTTCCCGGTATCGTGGGCAACAAAAAAGGCCGGGCTGCCGGTTACTAGCCGGATGCCTGGCCTGACGTTGGGGCGCTTATTGATGTAACGCCGCTCGATCTGATATTTATTACTGTCCATGCTGCACCCCAACCTGCGGGGTGATGATGCCCGCCTTGAGCTCGTACAATGCCTTTTCGATCGCCGCCTGAATCTCCTTGTCCTTGAGCGCATCGACGATTGGAGCCGGCAGGTTATCCTGTAGGTATTGTCGCGCTTCCAGCAACTTGTTTCGTGCTCCAGGGCTGTCAGCCGTTGCCTCGACATAAGCAACGGCCTCGGCGGCCATTTTGTGCAGCACAGCGCGCTGCTGCTCGGTCGTGCGGGCATCCAGCCACGCCTCCACGCGCTTACGCGTCATTGCTACCCATGCGACCACAGCGGCGGCCAGAAGGCCGATAATGGACTGGACGACTGCATCGATTGCAGGTTGAATACTCATTTCGAATCATCCTTTCTCCCCATCCTCCGAAGGAACAGGTACAGGTCATATTTTTTGGTCTTGGTCTGATAGGCGAGCAGCAGCAAGCCGACAGCCGTTCCGGATGTAGCAATCAGCCAGCAGAGCAGTTGCGCCAGCTCAACGCCTGGCGTGCGAAAGCCGAAGACTTGGCTGGCGCGGATCCAGATGGCGACGAGCATCTTGATGTCATAGGCGGCCAAAAAAAAAGAGCATCGCCAGCATAAATGCGCTGACCACGCCTGTGCGGAACCGCTCATGGAAATATTTTCGATGTGCGGCGATGATGTAGGTTGCCAAGGTGATTATGACCGTGTAAACGATCAACAAAGCCACATCAATGATATGGAGGAGCATGGCTCACTCTCCCTTGTCGTGAATAAGATATCGTGCAAATCCATTCTTCGCGATTTCTTCTTGCAGCTCCCTCGAAGCATTCCGGTAACTTTTAATACTTAGGCTGACTCTTTCAGACGCTTCATCGAGATTGCTCGACATCGCCCGGAATGTGGGGAGGAGCTCCAGCAGCTTTTTGAGCATGTCGGTTATCCTCCTTTGCCCTCGTCCTTTTTATATGATTTAACCACATCAAGGAGAGGGCCCATCATGCCGGCGCGTTCGTTGTCCAAAATATCCTGCAGACGGTCCCGATCCTCCTCTGCTTTATCGAGCAAAGAGCGCGGAACTAGGCGGCCGCTTGTCAACATCCACAAGAAGGTAAGGACAACACCTAGCAAAATAAGCATGAGAATCAACGAGAGGCCATATTTCTCAGCCATCTGTGCAATCCTCTCTGTGGCATCCAGTTGGGTTTCATCCACCCCGGCTCACCTTCTCTCTCTTATTCCACCGCGAACCATCTATACTGCTTATTCGCAAATCTAACCGGCATACGAATCAACTGATCCGTCATACTACCCGGTGATGCGTAGGACGGGCCGACATAAATCTCTACACTGGACCCAGAGTTGTTGAGCGTCATCACCATGTTCCCACCGGTGTAGTTCACCTGATTGAAATAATCAGCGCTAAACAAGGTGAACCCAGCGTTGTCATCTGTGCTCACTGCCTTAATAAGAACCAAGCTTGGCAAGAATCCTAGGCCCGAAATTGAAACGTACGGGAAATTCCCATTGCTATCACCCGTATAACGTTTGATCGGGAACGATTGACTATCGCCGCTGGAATTTACTACTCCTGATCCGTATCTGTGCTCACCATTCCACGGCCGCCTATTTCCAATTTTCCCGAATACGTTCGCCCCTGAAACTATGTTGCCTTCTGTCCAGTCATTCGATGTCGCGTACACTTCAGACATCCCAGAAGCTCCAGATTCTTGCTGATAAACCCCTTGAGGGAATCGGAAATACAGGTTATTCCCATAAATGCCCTGACTGGTTGCAGAAGTAACAGACGGTCGCCATACCCAAGGAATTTCAACAGACGAGTTGGCGTTGCTTGATAGTAACCAACGGGAGGTATGGCAAATACATTGCCTCGGTAGTTCTGACCATGACCAAGAGATGCCATGTCAGTCCCTCGACTTGGCATCGCCCCCGCTGTTCCCGCAATCGTTGTCCCGGCAAGCACGCGCGTCGGATCAAAGCTTACTGCATACGTAACGATGCTCGAATAGTATCCTGCCGGGAGGGTTTGCTGTGACGATGAAGGTGACACGTAAGCGGTACCCCGGTTTGGCATGGTTCCTGTCTGCTTGAGGTCCTTGTAGTACGTCTTGCCCGCAAGGACGTCTCCTGGCGCTGCGGTAGCATCCTTGGAGATGTTACCGATCTTGGTTGAGAGCGTCGCGAAAGTGTCGCTGCTGGACGCCGCCACACCCTTGCCAGTAACTGCGGCAGCGACCGCGCTCTTCCCGTCACTGGCAGATTGAAAAAGCTCATTGATCGCAGCCACCGTAGAGCCCTTTGCCGTCGTCTTGAGGTAGAGAGATCACCCAACTGAGCAGCAGTGGCGAACACAAGAGATTGATCAATGACGGCCGTTACGTTAGCCGCTGTGCCGACGATGGTCACGACGTTCAGCGCCCGCTCGAGTACGTCGGAGCCCCCGCCGGAGCCGGGTGGAATGAAGTCGGCTGTGTTCCCGGCATTGCCATACATATACAAGATTTCTCCGACGTCCGGGTCCTGAGCAAACACTCCGAGCTCCCGCATATCAAAGCCTGTCGTGACATCCGCATTTGTGAAGGAGGAGCCGACCACTGCCTTTCCACCTGTCAGCGATTCCAACTTCTTAACCTGAAGGGATTTCTTTTGTGAAATCAGCGCATTGAGCGTAAGGGGATCGGTAGAGCCAAGATTACCGTCACCTATCGCCAGGCGTGTAAACTGCAGCATCGTCCCCGCTTGCGCCTTGGCCTGTAGTGTCTGTCCCTTATTCGTGAGCTTCATGCCATTGAATTGGCCCATACCACATCACCTACTTGACTGTTATTGTGTCGCCGATATGCACGACGGTTCCTAAATAAAGGGTCGACTCGTCCGAAACATCAACTTGGATTCTGTCTAGATGCGCGCTCGCACGATCTACCGTTGCCAAAGCTGCGAGGAACTGATCAGCCTTTTCATTGGCCGTGTCGGCGTTGGTCGTGATCACTCGGTAAGTGCCAGGATCGCCGCCATATTCGAACCACTCCTGTACACTGCCGTCGCCGAACACCGTGCGGATCAGTTCCTCGACAGCCGACTTGGTGCCCTTGCGCCGATGCCAGGCGTAGCTATTTGCCACGAGTGCCCGCTTTTGCTGGAGGGGCAAGTCCGTATCGTAAAAGTCGACGTGGAACTGATAAGCAAGCTCGTCTGCCTCTTCGTCTGTCAAGGAGTCAAGCCGGCTGAAATACGGTAGCTTGTTGATCGCCGCCAAGATGTCGGATCGCTGTGCATCAGCAGCCACGGCAGCCGCCGCAAACGTCGGGTCAGCTCGGAGATTTGGCGGCAGCATATCGAGGAGGGAGACTTGCGACAAATTAATCACTGACCAACCCTCCATAAGTAACTGTCCGGGTACCAATTACAGCCACCTTGTTTGTGTCGACAGCTGCATACGCTGGCGCTGCCACATCGACTCGATATGCCCCGGCCTGCATGACCACTCGGTAAAGCTCAGAGGGGTTAATATCCCGGCCGAGCTTGCCTTTTTGCCAAATAACAAAGGCATCAACGGCTGCATTTACACGCGTCTGGATCTCCGAGGCTGACGGGCTGTCCGCTTGCCTGATGTAATAGGTCAAGTTGATGTTGTAGGCCACGGTGGTGGGTGCCGCTACGGTCACCTTGTCGGTCAGCGGCCGGACACGACTGTCATTGCATACCGCCGCGACAGCATCTAATACAGCCTGATTCGGGATGGCTCCGCCGGCAAGCAGCGGAACGATCAAGACTTGGCTCGGCGATGGCGATGTAACGGCGACGTCAATGATGGAGGGGTTAGCCGACTTGGCCCAAAATTCATAGGCTCCGGTCGGCCCAGCCACCGAAAACGACTCCGGAGCGTTGTGGATCCGCTCTCGATAAGCCTCATCAGATTCCAAGTCCGCTCCGCCTGTAGTGGTCATGGTATTGCTGGCACTGGCTACAAAAGGCAACGGGTCAACAACCTGATTGATCTGTCCTGCAAGGTATCCATTTCCGGCCGCCCCTGTCTCCGTACAGCGTGCGAGAATGTCCAAGTAGAGCGTGCCAGCCGGAATGCTTTGCGTCTCCGTCGTAGCAAAGTAGACCTTGGGGTCGCTCTGCGTGCTCACTCGGGTTCCTGCCGGGATAACTACTGCCGTTGGCTGAACAGCCGAGAGCGTGAACCGGAGTGCCGTTATGGCAGCAGCAGCCGGCAGGCGTGGCGTCTCCGTAAAAGCGCCGATGTTGTCCAGTACCGGTCCGCTGGCATAACGGAGGAGATTCATGCGGGCTGTCTTATTAATCAGAGCAAGCAGTTGAACCACAAGTACCGCTTGCGTCTGCAAGAAGAGGCGGACCGGATCACCCGGATACAGCTTTCGGTTTAGAAGGCCCTCCATGACCGTAACTGATTGGTTGAGATACGCGGTAACCGAGTCGTCCACAAAGGTAACCTCTGGCAAATCGACAAGCGCCATTATTCCATCACCTCGCCTTCTTGGATGAATTGTAACCGGATGAGCGGCACCAGCTTCTGCGGCTCCTCTTGTGGTTCGAAGTCTACCTGCAGGACACGTGCCCGCGGCTCGTAGTCGGTGATGGCGCCGATGATTGAAGCAGCTAAAAGCGCCTTTGCGATCTCTGGAGGCTGATCGATTGCGCTGCCGTCAACACCAAAAGCGCGGCCGAGTGGCACCGTGCCTTGAAAAGTAGAGACGATGGTCGCTATATTTTGAAGGATCTCCGCCTCTCCGCTCGCGCCGAAGTCCACCGGCATTTGACCATCTACCCTCAATGTCGTTGTCATGGCTTCACCACGTATTCTTGGAGCGAAATATTGGCCGTTGCAACCAGCACTGCCCCTTTATTGTCGATCTGAGATAGGCCTGCATCGAGCGAGGTAATGACCCACATGCCGGACGCTCCGAACGGCTTGCCGCCCAGAACTAGTTGATAGGCCTTGCCACCGCTCGCCATCATCGTCAGGTTGTCGATCTCTTTGCGTGGGTTCACGCCGTACTGGGCGTCGAAGCGCATCTGAAAGCTGATTTCATCCAGACCCGGTCCAAGCCATTGAGTCAGCGGCTTTTGGAGGTAACGATCGTGAGAACCCCAGCGGCCGGCTACTTTGCGGCTAAATCCTGTGAAGGTCCGTATGGTCTTTTCATCTACCTGGAAGACGACGTTGTTTTTGCCAAGCGTCCCGAAGATCATTGGCGGCCACCCCCGTAAAGAGTGCCGGTCACCGTCAGGCTACCAGTAAGTACTGCTCCCGCGGTAGTGTCCGGGGCAGTTCCAGCGTAAAAGCTACCGAGGAAGAAGCCGGCCCCGAGCCCGTCTCCGAGCAGTAGACAGACAGCATTGTCATTAGGCTCCGGCATAGCAAAAAGCCGCCCAATGCTCAGCACGGGCAGCTCTCCTGATACCATATTGTCGAGATCCGGAAAGGCGACCCTGACCGTCCCGGCCGCCGCGTTTACCGTCGACACCACACCGATCCTGATCTGCTGCATGCTCACCACCCCAGTACCTTCCTGATTTCAATGTTTGTTTTGTACCCACCGCCGCCGTCTACCGTATGGGTGGCGCGCTCGATGATATACTTCCCGTCATATCGACCCCAGCCGGCAATCATGATCGTAAGGCTCGCTGCCATCCGCGGATCGCCTGCAAGCAGCAGAGTGGCCAGGCCGTATTGTTTATTCTGCTCCCGCAGCCGCTTCTGTGCCGTCCTGAGCGCCTCCGCAGGAGATGCCGCACTCTCGTTCACCTTCAGGACAGGGCCAGTTTTAGGTGCCCCTGGAGGCGTGTACGTGACACTCAGGGTTTTGCCCTTATTGTCGGTGTAGGTCAGCACGCATGCGCGGTAAATCGCATCGGCAACGCTCCAGCTAAAGGAGTACGAGAGGACGGCATCCTTGCCACGGGTAATCGTGCAGACCGGGGCTTTGCGCTCGTACTCTGCCTCGTCGAACAAGACTACGGAGCCACCCGAGACCTTCAAGGCGACACCTTCCCTTGCACAGGTTTCCATCAGGAAAGCCATGTCGGTCTGATTGGTCTGCTCTATCCGATCGTAAGTGGGGTTGTACGGCACCTCAAACAGCAGCTTCAGTCCCGCATTTTTGGAGATGTCCGCTGCGATAGTTCGAAGAGTAGCCTTTTCCCACGCCCTCGTATTGCGTTGCCTCCGAGAGGTGCTACCGGCCGGTATGGAGAGCGCGCCGATCTGCACTTGGTCCGGCGGTCCGGTCACGCCGCAGCTATCTACCTCAAACGATCCGCACGGCAGCTTGACAAATTCGTTCGGGCCAGTCCAGTTGATCGTTTTAATCGTCGCACTGATCTTGTCCCCCTCTGCCGGTGCCCATGAATGCTGCCAAAGCCGGTCACGGTCTGCAAGGGTAAGCTGCAAGTCATCGTACTCGCCAGACGGGTTGTCCGAGTAGGATAGACTGATGAGATACTTGCCGAGCTCGGAAGAGATATCCTTGCCTTGATAAACGACCTGCAAGGCCGCCTGCCGGGCCATTTGGTTTTCCATCGTCACGCCTCCCGCTTCCATGGAGGAAGATCAGAAACGACCTTTTCTACAACGACAGGCACTTTCAGCAGCACGCCGGCACCGAAGACGACCGTCTCAACATATGAGGAGTTGGCAGCCAGCAGATTCGACATGGCCGTCTCGTCGCCATAGAGTTTGTAGGCAATGCCGTCCCATGTGTCGCCTTGGATTGTGCGATAGGTCATATCATACTAACCCTCCTTCGTTGTGCCACAAACGCCTCAGCTTGAACTCGGAAGTCATCATTCCCAGCCTTAACCACCCGTTTAACAGCCGCTTCATCTGCCCCAGGCGGAACGTTGATTGTCGGACTGTAGACAAACGTGGTATTGCCTGAGGAGTGCCCCATCAGCCGATTAGTCCGCTCCAGCAGTGCATGAGACCGTGGCTTGTTATTGATCGGGATAGCTGCCTCGAGACCGGCTTCCCCGAATATAGAAGCCTGGCTTGCGAAGCCTCCATCCGCATATGCCCAATTTTTGAGCCCCTTCCAAGCAGAGGAAAAGAGGTCGGCCAATGCCGCGCCAGTTGTTGGCACTTTTTTGGGTGCTGCTTTAATTTCCGACTTGTTCGAATAATACGGGGTATCAGGGTTACTTTTCCCGTGCTCCTCAACCGATCGGCGGAATTCATTCCTTTCTCCGACTTTTTCGATTGCGATTGAACTGGACGAATGCTCTTGGAGCCAATCAACAAGTTTCAACACCCATGGAGCTACTACGACAGAAAGAGCAACGGACACCCCTATCGGGGTAGGTGCCATCATCCCAATAGCTGCACCGAGAAGCAGTGAAAGGGTTGGGCTAGACATAATAGCGTTCGTCGCAGCTTTGGCCGCTGAAGTAATGATTGTAGTGCCAATGCTTGCACCAACCTGACCAATCTTTGAGGCTTGCTCGCTATTAAGCCAGGCTTGAGCTACTTTGCCAAAATCCTCAATGACCCATGATATTTTCCCATTCAGATCGAGCTTTTTAAATTTATCATTGGCAAGAAAATGGTCATTAAGATACCGCTCGGCACTATTGACCATAGATTCCATTGCTCCGGTAATCTGTGGCGTGTACTTGGTGACATAGTCGGCAAGAGCATTTGCAGCCCTCTTGATCAGCGGCATGGTTGGGAGGAGCGCGCTGATTTGGATCGTCTCGAATGCTCCGCTCAGTTGCTCCATTGCACCTGCAGCATTGTCCATTTTCTTGCGAGCAACGTCTAAGGCTGTGACCTTGGACATTTCCTTGTAAAATTCCTTTACGCCTTCTCCACCCTCTTTAAAGAGGATGTTCGACGCCCGTATTGCATCGGTCCCGAACATGGTCTGCATGTATTGCGCTCGCTGTGCATTCGTTAGCTTGGCCATCTTCGTTTTCAGGAGATCCGCGATCTTGCCCAGGTCCTTGAGATTTCCCTTGCTGTCATAAAAAGCGCTCTGGACAAGATTATTGGCACTGGCCAAATTCTTAAAGGCTTTTTCCGCCCTAGCTGTACCAGGTTTTACTTTGGCTTCTTGTGCCGCATAACCTTTAAGAGCCTTAGTGACATCGACAATCGAATCGGACGCGGGCTTGACTCCTTTTTTGCTAAGAAAAGCCATGCTCTTCTGCACGTCCGTTGTCATCAGGCCTAGATCATCAAATGCATTATAAGCAGCATCAGTTGTCGGCTGCAGGCGCATGAGCATCGTCTTGAGAGATGTACCGGCGTCAGAGCTTTTGAGGCCGTTATTGGCAAACAAGCCTAGTGCAACGTTTGTATCGTCAAAGTTCATACCAACCCCAGACGCTACGGCGCTGACCGCAGCCAGAGATAAGCGGAGTTCTTCGACGCTCGTTGCGGACGCATTTGCTGTCCCGGCAAGCACGTCAGCTGCATGGGCAGCCGACATTCCATCATCCTTGTAAGCGTTGAGTGCAGTCGACATGATCTCAGCAGCAGAGGCGAGGTCAAGGCCGCCCGCTGTCGCCAGGTTAAGCGCTGATTCAAGCCCCCCAGCCTGCACCGCTGCCGGAGTCAATCCAGCCTTCAGCAACTCCTCGATACCTTGAGCCGCCTCCATGGCGTTGTACTTGGTATCCGCCCCCATCTTCAATGCAAGGGCAGACATCTGGCTCATTTCCTTGGAAGTGGCGCCAGTGAGTGCCTGGATTGTAAACAACTCCGATTCGAAATCCATCGCTTTAGATAAGGAATTCTTGAGGACAACCCCGGCTGCAACGATTCCGCCAGCGGCCAACCCAGCGGCGGCTAGAGAAGCCGCTCTGCTGATTTTCAGGAATCCGTCTGCTATTCCCTTGCCAAAGCCACCGTTCTTCCCTTGGCCATCGACATTTTTTAGCTTTCGGTCCAAATCGGTAATCTTGGTATTTGCAAGGCCCAGGACCGATCCGAATTTTGAATCCAGCTCAGCTCCCAGTCGGAATATCGTTTCATACTCACGCGGCACTACTGACCACCTCCTTCCGGCTGCATGTCATAGATGAGATTGATCCAGTCGTAGAGCTCCTCAAGCGGCATGCTGAGCCAATACGGGATCGGGCCATACCCGGCCTGCGCCAGCCTTGCGCAGAACTCCTTCAGCGGCCGCAATCCCGTTTCTCCACTCAGCCCAAACCGAGCAAAAAATTTTGTGCCTTAAGTGTGAGCTCCGTGAAATCTTGCACCTTCAGCTTTCGGATGACGTCGACATGAACGTTCGCCGCTCGGGCCACAACACAAGCTTGGAAGATGGGATTGCCTTGGCGAAAAGCACCAGGAACATATGAGCCTTGGAATGTAACTGCCGCAACACGATCTGCGGCAATAAGGTCATCTCCGTCCAAAGATTCGAAGTCAATGATCAGTTCCTTGATCTCGTTTTCCTCAAACACAATAGGCCGCAAGAGAACGTACTTGTTCTCTGCGACCGCGTTTTGCTCGCTCATATGAATGCTCCCTTAGAGGCCTAGATTCTTCCGCACCTGAGCGCGGTAATCAATGCCGTTGATTTTATGGATATTGTTGAGCTTGTCGTGTTCCAGGACGATAAAGCCATCAATGACGACTTTGATGTAATGGACCTCGATTTCATTAGAGCTATCCATTGTGGAGTTCTGTGCCAGCCGGCCAAGATCCAAGCCCTTTGGTAAACCGCGAACGGATACCCGGATGCCTTGTTGATCCTGGGTACCGTTAATCCTATTCAGAGACTGGATGTTTCCACGGAAATCAAGGGACTGTACAACCGGAGCATGAACATCGAAGGCAGCTGCTTCCAGAGTCCGCCACGTCATAGCAACTACAAGGCTGCCATATTGACCGATCGACGGGCTGTCAATTTCACCTTGAATACCGGCGCCGCTGAAAGTGTCAGACAATGCAGTGAGGTTAGGCAGTGTAACATCGGCAGTTCCGAGGAACTGAATGCCGTTCCGCCAGACAGCGTAATCCGTAAGCCGCTGCGGGATTTGAGGTTGGGGCATGCTTTATTCCTCCTTAGCCGGCAATCGCGGCGAGATATTGCGTGTCGTATTCGATCTTGACGTTCATCTCCTGCGCCGGACCCGGAGGAGTGGCGTACAGGTGGAAGGCGAATTTGCCGTTCAGCAAGCTCTCCAACGGGTTCTCCGCGGCCAGGAACTCCACCCGACCGCCAAGCAGTGCGCCCATACCCTGCAGGCCGTTGAGCCAGATGTTGATGTCGTCGGTCAGCGTTTCGATGAGGCGCAGCGTGAGCGGGCTGTCGATCCGGGACCAGTACCGAAGGATGACTTGGTTTTGAAGCCAATCGAACATCCGGCGAATCGGAATGAAGGCATCCTTGGGATCCGTATTGCCTGGGAAGGCTGCGGTCCGGTTGCCCCAAGCACGCCATCCGCCGATGAAGTTGATCGCCGTTACGATGCCCTGGGCATTGAGGTATTCGGCTTGATCAGTCCCCAGAAAGAAAGCTACCCCGTCTTTGCCAGAGGCGCCATCGACCTCGAGCTGCTCGTTCGAGGGACTCTTGTACGGGATACCGTTGTAAGCTGTATCCGTCCTGGCCGCTACGCAGATGAGATGCGTCGAAAAGCGATAGGTCTTGCCTTCCTTGGTCAAGTTCGGGAATCCAACGATTTGCCGAGCTGACGTATAGTTGTTGGTCGCTGCCCAGGTAGGCGCGTCGAGGTATTGAGCAATAGAATGAACAGGCAGATCCACGGCCGCCATGGCCTTGAACAGACCGTTGATGCTCTCTCCCTTGGCGGCAATGAGAGCCGCGACCGTCGGGTCTTTCGAAAACCCAGGCGCACCGAGAATGCCCGGCACGATGCCGAAGCGCGGGAAGATTTGGTTGACCAGCTCAAGGCCCGTTGCGGTGCCCGTTGTGCTGTCCGCTCCCCCGATGATCTCTGCAGCTGTTACAGACGCCGGCGCCAGCTTGTCGAAACCGACTTTGAGCGTCGTCGTGTTCGGTGCGATAGCACCGCCGGACCGAATCGTAATGACCAGCTTGCCCGCGCTGTTGTAGCCGAGCGTGTAGTCGGTGCCGAGAACATAGGTGGTGGCGCCATCGACGGACTTTACGAGCAAGCCTGCCTTGAGTACACCAGCGTCCGGCAACGTCGCCGATCCGTTCGAAAAGGTCACGTTTGCGGGTGCAGTCGTGGCTTTATGCACGGCCGGATCCAGCACGTTGATGATAATGACTTCGGCCAGCTTGTAGAGCTTGAAGTGAGCGTAGATGTATTCGGACAGCGTATAAGCCGCCCAATCCTCGCTGTAGCCGAAGGCGGCGACGGCCTCCTCGTAGGTCCGGCAGAGTACCGGCACGTTAACAGCGGCCGGTGTGCGCGTCGCCAGATGCACCGGCGCCGTGCCCCAGATGACCGGAATAGTCTGGGAAGAGTTTCCGAGAACCGTCGTCTTGATCTCGGACGTGTAAATGCCATGTCTTTCCACGGGCTAAACCCCTTTCATGAGCCGCTCATAGACGGCGTTTTCTGGTGTGCCGAGCTCTTCGATCTTCCGCCGGGTCTCAACCAGCGACTCCACCGGTACGATCAACAGGCCGAGCTCCGGCTCGACCTCGAAGAGATAGCTGTACTGCGGTGGCACCCCGCCACGGTAGACAGCGTTTTGCGCCAACCTTCCGCCGCTGAGCGTCGGACCGAGATAGATCATCTGCTGCTCTGGCGGCTTGGGCGGCTCGACCACGGGTTTTTTGCGGGTCATAGATAAGGAACCTCCTGTCTTATGGTCGGGAGCATCCATGTCGTTGTTGCTATGCCCTCATAGATGGGCTGTGGCTGCTCGTCGAATATCTCCCACTGATAAGGCTCCTGCAGTGCAAATCTGCTCTCTAGGAGCCGCGTGCGAAGCAGGGATATCCTCACCTTCTCCATGAGGTTGGAGAGCGTCATGATGCCCTTGCCGTCCTCGTTGTCCTTGACTCCGAAGACCAGAACGACCTTAACCATTGAGGAATCGCCTTCATCCGTCCCGGATGTCGCTCGCATGACAATATAAGGCGGATCGTCTGCTGCTTGATTGCCTTTGGTCTTTGCTGGGAGATCGTAGAGGTGGATGGCCGGTATAGTGATGTCTCCGGCAAGCTCCGCATCCAAGAAAGTCTTGATTGCGATTAACAGTAGGTTGGGTGTCATGGTCAATCACCTTTCGGGAGCCGGCGCTTCAATTCATGCGCAAGCCGCTTTTCCATTTCGGTTTCTGCTGTCCGCTCCAGATGATCAATAATCTCGCGATTGCCGAGCATCTGCGGGACGCCTGGTCCGTATAGCTCACGGATCGGCAGCCGCCGCTTACTGAGTCGCTCGAACACCCCCATATGACCGCCACGTCCTACCCGGGTGATAAAGGCGCCGGGAACTGCTTTGAGCCCGCCGCCCTTCTTCACGCGAGCCTTAAGGACCTTCGGCGGGGGATATGGGATCCGCGATGCAGTCGGCCGGACGTTGAACTTGGAAAGCGGGATGTTCCGCCCCTTTGCCCGGACCTCTGCATACGCTTGGTATTTGCCGCTCTTGCTCACGGAGACAATCGCAGCGACGTCCTTTTGCTTGATGTAGTACCGCTTTCGGACCTCCCTATGGGCCTCCGTCTTGACACGCTGAGCCGTCCTGTTGAGTGCGGAATAAAATGCCCGCGGCACCTCTTTGGTGATCGCCTTGAGCGTTTTCCCGGCCAACTTCAACTCGGTCGTATCAACCCGCATCATGGGATGTGAGCCTCAAGCGTGACGGCATAGAGTCCGTCTTGGTCCGAAACCCTCAACACCTCGCGCTTAACGCCGTCAAAGACCATGCGTTGCCCCTGCACCGGCCGCTCGCCATAGACAAGAGGATCGATGTAGACCCTAATGACGGAAACAGAAAGGCCCTCACCGTAGGCAAGGGCATTTTCGAGTCCCATATTCAGCGTGCGGGCGTTGCTGACATCCTCATCGACTACAACCAGCATGTCTATGCCGTCGACGTTGTGCAGCGTGGCGAATTCATTCGGATTCAGGAAGGTTGCTACGACGTCCGCCGCGGCGAAATCCTTAAACGTCTGTCCGCCCAAGAGCAGTCACCTGCTCTTCGAAGAAAGTAGTGTACTGCTCCAGACGTTCGGGAGCTTTCCCGGCCGGATCAATGCCAGCCAGCACGAGATGGTCCTTCTGCTCTCCGGCGCTCAGCTTTGCGAACTCCTCGGGCGGTGGAAAGATGTGCTTGCCGCCCTCAGCCGCCGGCTCCTCAACATACTCGGCGGTGCCGCCGTCTACAAGCCGTTTTTCCGCATCGGCAGGGAGGCTCACAACCTCCCCGGCCGGGTACTCTTTGCCGTCATGCCGGATGTGCCATTCGCTTTTGATAGTCATATCTATCCCTCCTTAAAGGACCTTGGCGACGTACCAGCCAGACACGTTCCCCGGAACGGCCAGCGGACGCGACAACAGCTGTAGCCAGCGCTGGGCAGGCTCGACAGTCACCCAGGACTGCGGTATGACTTGACCGCGAGCCAGAACGAACTGCTCCGACTGGCGATCCATGATGATGTTGGCACCGTAGTGGAACGAGAACTTGTCACGCGAGCTGAGGAGCGCGACATATCCGGCCGGGATGAACGGCTGCTCCGTTCCGGTGTCGTCGGTGTACGTGCCAGTGTAGGAGTAGACCTCCAGGCCGACATCCCGCAGGCGGCCGTGGTACGTTACGCCGTCAGCGAGCAGGGTTGTGTCGACGTTGCCGATGTCGACGCCCTTATCCTGCAGGTTGAGGATGGACGGATGGCGCACAAGCGCGACGGCAGCGTCGTAGTCACAGAGCAGGATGTCCGGAGTGGAGCCGTTGTTGGCCAGGATGGATCGGCGCAGGCCGGACAGGAACTTGATCGGATCCGCCGCGGCGTTGCTCCAGAGGTCGGTGCCGGACAGCGTGACTTTGTTCGTGAAGTCGTAGTCGATGATCTGACTCACGCCTTCGCCGGTTTGGGTGATCTTGCCCGTGAACATCAGCGTCGCTGCCTGCTCGACCAGCCGGCGAGTAATCGTGTCCTGCAGCTCCATCAGGTCCTTAGCAATGAGCTTGCGGGCACGGGCATCCGGGGACTCCGGATTGATCAGGCTCTCGCCCGCTTGGCGCACCTTCAGGTCGTTTACCGTGATCGGGCGAGCCGGTTTGATGAGAGCCGGTTTGTACTGCTTCGCTTGGTAGCCGGACCGCAGGACGACCTTGCCGGGCTGCAGCTCGGAGACGTACGGCGCAATCGGGTGCTTGCCCTTGCGCGTTTGAATCTCGACCCATTCGGTGTCGAAGCTTTCGCCCGCTTGGAAGAACGTGTCCAGGATGTACGTGCTGGAAGCCGGGGCCATCTCGATGACCTTGAGCAGCGTCGGAGTCGCGTAGATATCTTTGTATGCCACTGGTTATATTCCTCCCTTATCCTACTACTCGTTTAGTGTAGATTTTGGCGGCGTTGAGGGCCGCTTCATGCGTGGCGATCGTGTCCGTGCCGCCGAAGGTCAGGGCAGCGCGGTTGAACTCGCCTTGGACATAGGCTGTAGCGCGAACAGAAACCGTGCGGGCGTCGACCTCAGCGTCAGCCAGGACAGCCACCGGAACCTTATCCGGGGCGCCGGCAGCGCCGGAGTTGACGATGACGCATTGCCAGGTGCCGTCAGCGGCGAAGCCTGTGCGGGCCAGGACAGCGCCGCGCTGGAGTACAGCGGGGGCTCCCGAGGTGATGATGACCGATTGCGTCACAATCGGCTGGACCATTCCGGCAATCAGATTGTCGAAGCCATCTACCGTATATGCTGGCATGATTACTTACCTCCTCTGAGTTTCTTCATTTCAGCCACGATGGCGTCAGCTTCGGCTTGTGCTGCTGCTTCGGCAGAGACTTGTGGCGTAGGCCCTTCGGCCGGCACGACGGCGGCGTTGCTTGAATGGGAGTCGGCGGCGCGAGCTGCAGCCTCAGTGCTCAGGCGCTGCATGGAGGCCTGCACAATCTCCACCGCTGCTTGTGCGGCTGTCTTGCCGTCCGTGATGGCTTTTGCGACGATGTCAGCGGCGCCTGGCGCGCCGGCCAGGGCGTTCAGTTCCGTGATGCGGGAGCGTTCGTTTTGGACGCCTTCGGCTACAGCCGCGGCGAACAGATCAGGATGCTTTTCTTTCAACTCTGCGAGGTTCAAGATCTCATCTCCTTTGATTGGTTTCGGTGCAGGTGTCGGAACGGCGGCCGCCACGGGTACGACGGGGGCTTGCTGAAGCTTCGGTGCATTCTGGAAGCGCGAGAAGTCGATCTTGAGGCCGTTAAATACGGCCATCTTCCCGCCCGACATGGATGCCGATACCGGAACCGCAGCGTCTGTCTCGTCTGCAAAACCCTTTTCGACAGCTTCGGTCGCCGTCATCCAGGTCTCGGCATCCATGAGCGTCTTGAGCTCTTCGGTATCCAAAGACGTTCGTCCCTGATAGACCTCGATGAGCGCATCCCGAATCTTATCCAGGACATCAGCAGCCTGCCGGAAGTCCGAGGCCTCACCGCCCCAGACAGACGACCATGGGTTATGAATCATGATCATTGATCCCCGCGGCATGACGATCTTGTCTGCAGCCATGATAATGATGGAGGCGATAGAGGCCGCGAGACCATCGACGTGAGCCGTTACCGTCGCTTTATGACGCTTGATCATGTTGTGGATTGCCAAGCCGGCGAACACGTCGCCGCCGCCGCTGTTAACTCGCACCGTAAGCTCGTCTATGTCTCCAAGAGCTCCAAGGTCGTCGGCAAATTGCTGCGGCGTGACTTCGTCATCCCACCAGGAGTACTGGCTGATTGTGCCGTACAGCATGAGCTCGCCGCTATTCTTCGTCTCGTTCTTGGTCATCGACCAGAATTTTTTTTGCTTGCGTCAATTGGTTGTTCACCTCCTTCATAAAGTCCGTGCTTCCGGGCAAGCTCGATTTCTCGCGCCCGAGTCCGGACGTTTTGGGCGTAGTCTGTACCCGTCAACTCCGCAGCTTCGCGCTCGGCTGTCGAGAAGCCCTGCTCTACCCGCGTGACGGCAGCGTTCACCTCCTTCACTGGGTCGAGTTGGCCTTGAGACGGCCCGTGCCACTCTGCCTTGGTGTAGGCGCGGAAGATAAGCGGATCGTCAAAGAGGCCAGGAGCGTTGATCCGGCCCTTCACGACGGCGTCGACAAACCATTCCTCGTAGACCGGCTGGCAAAAGTCCGCCGAGAGCCAAGCCCGGCGCATGCGGAACATCTTCCAGGCTTCCAGTAGCGCTGCCCGGCTGGCTGAATACGAGGAGTCGAAGTGCTTCACGAGCAGCTCGTATGGAATCTCCAGCGAAGCGCCGACCTGCCGCAGGATGGCAATCACGAACGGATCAAACTGTGCGTTCGGCCGGCCCGGGTTGGCGATGTTGGCCTTTTCGCCCTTCTCGAGGAACTGGACCGCTCCGTTTCCGAGCTTAAGGTCCTGCGAGTAACCTGGATCCGGCGGCAGCGGCTCACCGCTCACCGGCGGCATCTCTGCGGCCAAGAACTCAGGAGGAGCCGGTATGGCGAGTCCATAGGCGTCCTGCCCTTCCGGATCTGTATTCTCCGTCTCGATGAAGACCGTGAACATACCGGAGATGACAGCAGCCATGAGCTCCGCTTCTGTATACCGGGCAACCTGCTTCAGCGCCTCGATGACTGGTGCAAGGACCGGCACGCCGCGGCGCTGCTCCGGTCGCTCGGACTCCATTAGGTGCAGGATGTTACGGCGGCCGGAACGATCACCGATGGCCTGCACCCTGGTCCATTTCAGCGGCGTGACATTCAGGTGATTCATGCCCCCTGGATGAGTCGAGCTGAACCAGTAGGCTACGACGCGACCATTGGCGTTAGCTCCACACCATACCGGATGTCCTTGCCCTGTGCTTCGCCAGTTGTCGGGGTGCTGCAGCGGTCTGCCTCGATGAGCTTGATCCTGAGGTCGTAGAGGCTGTGCTTCTCCTTGAGCAAAGGCAGTAGAGCGAAGACGTCGCCGGAGATCATCCAGGACAGGAAGGCAAGCTGCTGGAGCTCATAGAAGTTGTGGAGCCCTTGTGCATCGCAATACTTGGAATCGGCCCACAGCGCAAATTCCCGCTCGATCTTGGTTTTGAGCTCGTCCGCCTGCTCAGGAGTGAGCTTAAGGAGATCAGCATCCAGTGTTGGCTTAAGCTTGAGCCCGGTACCGACTACGTTCGTGCGCATTGCCTTGATGGCGCCATTGGCGATCGGCCCACCCATGAAAAGATCACGGGTTCGTGGCCGGAGCGTCTCAAGCTGCTCGTGTATATCTGCGTCGGCGTCACCGGTGCCCGGATTCCATTCCTGCAAAGCCTTCTTTCGCCTACTCGCCCCGTGGTCCCCGTACCCTTGGTTCAGGATTTGCCGTCCCAGGCGGGCTCCAGCGGTTCTCAGGCGGGCTTCTTCTCGGCGCTGCTGCCACTTCGGGTTAACAACCCCTATCAGGTTGTCGAGCCTGCTCATAGATCAGTCGGGACATACCGCCTCACTCGACTGGCCGGCCGCAGCCCTGCTGCCGCGCGCTGACAAGCAAGCACTTGACCCTGCCAATAACGAACAGCTTCCCGCACATCCTTAAGGTTAGCCCGGGTCAGCGACCGCGTGCCGATCGTGTAAGATTGGCCTGTGGAGATGGCGAGCTCCGCGGCAAGCCAGCTGCTAAGGTGCGTTTGTGCTGTTTCCAGCGTGTACAATGGCATTTCCCTTTCACCTCCCCTCTCATATGCTGCTTGTCGTGCCTCTGCGGCGTTGGCGTTGCTGTGGCATCGCCGGGGCCGGCGCTGTACCGACCGGGATAATAGGCGGCAGCGGCGCGTCTAGGTTCGGCTGCAGAATTTCGATGGCCGCCCGGTTGTATACCGCAAGGTCAAACGGCTCATTCCTGACCTTGACCTTCACCCAAACGTAATAAGGGACCCCCTTGCGAACGCGCTTTTCTTTGCGCTCTGCGGTGAGTCCCTCGAAATATTGTTTCTCATAGCCCCGGTTCCGCTCCGGCGTCGTCAGCGGGAAGTGACAGCAGCCCGGCACCCGGTTCCCATCCTCGTCCGCTAGAGGTAAGGTAAGCGCGCTAGTGACCTTCGACTTTCCTTCGTCGACCCCAAGCCGGATAACCGTCGCTCGGTAACGGTTGTTGTCTGAGGTGCCGGCGATAAGGGGAAGGTATGTGCCGTCCCCTGGGCTGTCGCCTCGAATCGCGAAGATTCTCCGCCCTTCTCTTGCCTTGCAGAACTTGTACACCTCATTGGTGAAGTGACCGCCGGAGTCCATGCAAGTCGTAGCGATCCGAAAGCGCCGGCCCTCAGCATCCGTCCACGTCCGCTGCAGATACTCGTCAAGGTCTTTCCAGACTTGCGGCTGCTTGAGATCCCCATAGATGACCCGGTACTCGATGCGCCAGGACTCATGGCCAGCGCCCCAGCCTTGGACCTCTACCTCAAAGCGGTTGTCCTGCGTATCGACGGCAGCCGTCAGCACTTTCACGCCGTCCGGCACGTCAGCGTGGTACATCTCGCGGCGATTGTACAGGGAGTTCTCATCGAGCTGCTCGCCCTTCTCCTCCCAACTCTCGCCCATCGAGGTATTGACCCACGCTTTGAGTGTCTCAGGTCCGCCAGCATTCGCCTCTTTGAACTCTTCGATGATCGTCTCCCAGCGCTTCCAGGGTGACGCGAGCTCGTTCAGATGGAAGCCGCGGACCTTGCGATTCTCTTTGCGGGCAATCCAACGGCCGGAACCGGCCTTCCATTCCTGCTCACCGTGGATACAACCGCACTCCCGGCAAGCCATCTGAGCCCCATCAAAGACGATCTGAGACCATGCCAAGGGTTGATGCTCTCCGCAGCTCGGGCAGGGCAGGCACCACTGCTCCATACTGCTGCTGTCGTAGGCGCTCTCGATACGGGATGCGCCTTTAATTGTCGGCGTGCTGACCATAAGCCGTTTCCGGTTGTGAAAGGTCGTGGAGCGCTTCGTGACGAGCGTGACGGGGTCGCCTTCGGTTCCGGCAGATACCGGATACCTGTCGACCTCATCGAGAACGACGATGCGTATAGGACGACTGGCGAGGGATGCCGGGGAGTTCGCGCCTGCCATTGTGATATGTCCGCCTGGAAACGTCTTGTGCAGCACGGTATTCCCGCTGTCGCGAGCCTTAGAGCCGGCCATGCGCTTCTTGAGCTCCGGACTATCCCGGCACATCGGGGAGAGGCGATCCTTCGAAAAGGCCTGAGCCATCTCAAGCGTCGGCTGCACCGCCATGATCGGTGACGGGTCCTGGTGCATGTAGTAACCGACCGAATTCAGGATAATCTCCGTCTTGCCGACCTGAGCCGAAGACATGACAACGATCGTTTCCGTCTCGTCATCGTTCAGGGCATCCATGATTTCGCGCTGATACGGCGCCCGGTCAGTCCGCCATTGTCCAGGCTCCGCAGAGGCCTCGGAGGACAGCTTGCGGTATTCGTCTGCCCATTCGGAGACGGTCAGCTTTGGCGGCGGCGCCACGACCCGGGCAATGCGTCGGAAGAGTGCTTGAGTCCGCTTCTTACTCGCCGACATCAGGATCAGTCCTTGCCCGCTCCTCAGCAAAGCGTTCCGGATCGTAATCGGCCAGCTCCGCCAATGCTTCATCGATCGCCGCTGCCAGCCGCCCCTTGATGATGTTCAGATCAGGCTGAGCCACCAGTTCCGGGGCCATTCGCATCGGAATCGCACGCATTCGCTGCCGGAAAGAGCCGAGCATGTCGTTCATGACCGCCTCCACGTCCTCTGCCGCATGCAATTTACCCTGCATTTCTGCCAGCTCCAAGGATGCTTTTTCTGTCTTGATCCGCTCATGCTCTGTCCTGTGGTCAATATACCGGGGCTTGTTGTCCTCTTCTTTGCCGCCGGAAGCATGCTCGATGTACGCCTGGACAGCATCGGTGAGGATATATTTGCCGCGGCCGACCTGTTTCAAGGTCCCTTCACCCGTCAGCTGCCGAATCCATCGAGTCGATTTGCCCACGATGGCAGCCAGTTCAGCGGTGGAAATCTCTCGATTGGGCAACGATTCAACTTCCGCCTTTGCTTTCGCCATCAATAAGCACCTCACTTCCGCTTTTGGGCTGTTTTCGTGATAAATCGGTTTTATCGCATTAGATGAAGCGATAATAAAAAACCGCCCCTCTCAGGTCCAACTGAAGAGGAAGCGGAAGTGATTTTTTGAATTTGTGACTAGCCGGATTTCGGGGTCGCGCGCACCCGCATGTCGAAAAGGTCCCCAGAAGGACCCGCTCGGCTATTTTTTCGTCATCATTCGACAAAATTTACGGAAGATTCGACACGGATTCGACACATTCGTTCACCTTTTCGACATCAATTCGGTCCGTTTAGAGCAACGATTTCCCCTTGCTGATGGAGGTAAGCAGTGCGTGGTGTGTCCGCCTGCCTTGCAGCAGCACGTTCCAGCTCCTTTCCAACTGGGCATCTGCAATATGCTCCTCCGATTCCAAACCCGGTGTTTGCGCACCCCTTGCAGATCGCCACTCCGGTAAACGGCTTGCTCTGCTTCTCCATCAGCATCTGGTACTCAGCAATCTCCTGCGGTGTGCCCTCGATCGTGACGCCGTTGATTGCGGCCTTCATGTTTTGCCTCCTCTCTATTGCTGAAGATGCGTATCGCAGCGTAGATTTCCTCTTCTGTCATTCCGATGTCTTTGACATTCCTGAGGTCGTAATCACTATAAACAAAGCCAGGATATACGCCTTTCGCTGAACCGTTCATTCTAACCCTCCTCTTTCCAGACACTTGCGGACGCCTTTTATTTCCGGTGCTCGCCTCTCTGGGCTCGTCTTAGTTCTTCTTGCTTTGCTCTGTCCATTCGATGAGCAACTTGGAAAGACATCGTTATGAATACAATGAATACTCCCCAGAAGATTGCGTGAGTCAAGTCCTCACATCCTCCCTCTTTTTGGGCATGAAAAAAGCCACCCCGCAAGTGAGTGGCTCAACCGTATTTGCGAATGAAGCTGTACGCTCGACGTCGTTCCATGGTGTCATCATCCAAAACAGAGCACGACGAGACACGTCAGTATTTTGACTCCAATGCTTTTGATCATAGTCGTTTCCTCCATCTCCAGCTTGCTCTTAAATAACTTTGTTTGGCTGACCATCAGAAAAGGTCGTGTTGCAAACAAAGGCAGTGACATTATTCTGGCTATCCGACGCACTGGTCATATTCGTATCTTGGATTGTTTTCAGTCTATTCATGAAGACACTATTGTTTTTCCCCTGTATAAGCAGTCTGAGCAGCTTGCCTCCGACTTTCAAATTGTTGTTCTTGAACGTCCCCACAGAGTTGATTGTTCCTGCTCCGGTTTCACAGTGAAAATCGATTGAAATATCGTCGTTGTCTGCGGAAGTGTTCTCCACTTTAAAGGCGGCGCTGCTGTTCTCATCACTGCCAGTAATGACCACATCCTTGGAGTCGACAATGTATAGTACTGAGCTCAAAAGATCCATGGATGTAATGCGGCCCGATACATACCTGGAGTTTGTAACAACCACTCCTTTTTGATTTGGAATGTCCTTGAGCGCACGGCCACGCACAAATATTTCATCCCAGGTAACCCGCTTGCAGTTATGAATTCTGATCATGTCTACGCCTCGGTCGCCAATCAGAATCGTCCCGAGGTGAACACTCGTGCTGGTATCAATTCGGCAACCGTTCAGGTCTGCATACATGTAGTTCTCATAGTATGGCAGCGATACATCGTCAGCTCTGATGTAAAAGCCATTCCGTTCGATAACAAACATTTCACCCAAATTTCCAAGACCGCTGCCAGCCTTCACAAAAAAGGATTGGCCAACGTTGTTTAGAAAGAGCTTGCCGAAGTTCATCAGCTCCGTCTTAGGTTCGCCAGCATTGGCCGTCTTAATTTCAATTACCCGTCCCGCAAAGTTGTTTGCTCTAACGTCTAATTCCATTGAAGAGATGCCTCGAATATGAACGGCAGCATCAACACCCGTTACCCCATTCTCTCCTGCGAAGTTGTAGAAATTGTCCGGATTAGTTTTAGTGAATTGACCGCCACCTTCAAACTGAAACTCTGCTTTGATATTACGGCCATTGACCAAGCGAATTCCTTGGGTAATGCCGACATCCAACATGATCCTGCAGTTGCTTGCGTCGATCGTAAATCCGGAGAGTCCCCCAAAGTTGAACTCGACTGTAGATGCAAGCCGCATCGGAAGGTCTGGAAAGGTTAATTTTCTGGCTCCAATCGAGAGAGCGAATGCAAAAGCTGCCCTCAGGTTGTTTGCATCGTCGCTTGTCCCATCTCCTTTTATGAACCAGCCGACGTATACACTCCCCAGCTCTCTTGCTTTACGAGCACTTGCCTGTGGTGCAGCAAGGGCTAATGCAATTTTCCCATAGTCCATTCTTGCTCACCAACCTTCCTACGAGGTAAACCCAGTAATGACTAGGGATTGAATGGTTCTAGACTGGGCTCCGTTATTTTGAGCGAATATGCGTCCCAAAGTGCTTCTGACATCGATCCTACTTCCCCAGAAGGACTTGGATGCAGTCGGAACCGAAGAGAGGACGCCAGGCGATCCACCATATTCTTTGGATGTCGAGTCCTTAGGTACATACTTGATATCGAACGTACTGCTGTCTTGGTTAGCATCAAGGATGACTGCCGCAACAATGTGCCGGTACTTGCTCAAGTCGATATTGTCCACGATTGTTACGTTACCGGCTGGCCCAACCGCAATGTTGCTGCCCGAGAAAATTTCCACAACCATTGTGCCAACGATTTGAATGCGTTGACTTCCGTCTGAGTTGATTCCATCAGCCGGTTTGGCTACAGAACCGTCTGATCGAAATTGATTGCTCGGAATGGGTGTTTCGTAATATTGGTTCATGATTTAACCACCGCTTTGCCTGTAATGGTTACATTCCCGCCTGTTACAGCCCCGATTCTTGCTCGGAAAGAAAATCCAGCTGGCACGTCTACTTGCCAACTCTCCGGAGCCACATTGCTTCCGTTGACCGTTTGAGAAGCAGGGGACTTAGTCGGATCCAGAGCATTGAAGCAGATGGCTTCTTGAAACACTCCACTGAAATCAGCCATTTCAAAGATGATAGTCCGTGACGACGAACTCCCTCGTATTGCGAAGGTCAAGGTCGCATTTCCGGCTGTTGGAGAATAGCTCTGCCCTGCTTGTGGAGAAGTAGTTCGGTCTTGGAACAAAACATCTACAGGGCCGCTAAGCGATTTTGTGGGGCTTTGAGTTACCGAATCGCTAGCCCCTGCTACGTCAACTCCGCCCAGCAGCTTGTACGCCTCGTACTCTGGAGTTCCAGCGGTTTGGGACGCTGCCTTGACTGCAGAGGCCTGGTCCAGCGGAACCATCAGCCATGTGATTTCAGGACGCTGAGTTTGTAGGCTTTGAATTGATGCAGGAATACCATTGCTGAATACCGCATTTTGATTCAGCCCCTGAATGGTTGGGCCGACGTAGACGTAAGATGGCATGAATACCGCCTCCTTCAAAGATGATGTATATATAGAAAAGCACCTCCTGGGTAGAGGTGCTGAGTTTCCAAATTTATGTTGCCTCTGGCTTAGAAGTGATGCTATATTCACATTAGCTGTTTGATACATAATGTAGCATTTAAGGAGTGTGCTCGATGTCAGTAGCATTAGGTAACCGAATTTCAGAGCTAAACAAGCTCAAGAAGAAAACGAAAAAAAGTTGACTTGACCAACTCCAATATCTTAATTAATCTCGTGGTCCCGTTTTTCTTTTTCTTCATGATGTTCTTTTCTCCATTGGTTCTAAACCAATATGTCTATTATGCTTTTGGAATGCTGTTGTTCTTTTTCGTCATTACGCAAAGCCATCGTAACCTTTTCACGCGCAGCTTGCTGCTTTCCCTGTTGATTTTCTCAAGCTTTCTTCTTTACTTCGGACTTCGCTCCACCCTTTCACTTGACAAAGATATGCTCAAGCGGATGGCTACCGTAGCGATGTTCATTGGCACCTTTGTTCTGAATTACATCCTCGTCAAATCGTTTTTATTGAAAAACACAACCTTGGTGAGGGATCGGCTTCTCAAGTTTATTGCCGTCATGTTCAACGTCATTGCTTTTTACTGCCTAATCGAATATGCACTAAAATTCAATCCACTCTTTAACTGGATGTTCAATGCCGACTACCAGAGGTATTACAGTATCAATCGCGGTTATGAGTTGTATCGCGTATCCGGCCCGATGCAGCATCCCATTGTGATGGGGAACTTCCTTGTGGTCGGAACCTTCCTGAATTTCGCCTTGTTCAGCCACCTGAAAAAAAATATCTATGTTGTATTTGCTCTCCTCAACGCCGCAGCCCTTTTCGTCACCTTCTCTCGAAGTAGTTACATCGCTCTTGCTGCAGGTGCAATTGCATTCTTAGCCTTCTCCTTCGGCCAAAAAAGAAACATCAGGGTTCCAAGAATCTCAATGCCAAAAGTCATCGCATTTATTTTTATCGCTGTAGCATTAATCCTTGTTATGAGCCTTGTTCAGATGGATGGAAAATCACTAATTGCTTCTATCGCTGAGCGATTTTCAGGTGCTAGCGGTACAGCCTCAGTTGCTCAAAGATCAGGTGGCATTAAGTATGTCCTCGATATGATGCTCCACTCCAATCTGCTGAATTTCTTAATCGGGCACGGGTACGGCATGCTGTCCTGGGACATGAGAGAGAATAACACATCCATTTTCCTTTCAGAATTCTTCATCATCGACAATCAATACTTCACATTCTTTTATGAGTTTGGCATACTCGGAATCATCGTTCTCTTCGCCGGAATTGTATCCATTCTTCGCAAGACATTTATGAATCGTCAAATTGATCACTCGCCCCTGCTGCGATTCACGCTAGCGGCTTTCGTCGCCATTATGGTAAACATCGTATTTTATGAGGGTGCTTACTGGACCAGCATTGCTTTCTTGCTTTCGTTTGTCCTAGCCTTAAACACCAATTTGCTTAGGAGGAACTAACAAATGGATCACTCCCTTTTCATGGAATTGCTATTCTCTGCAGTCATAACATCATTCATCGTCTTCGCTTATAAAGAATGGAAAGCCCAAAAGGAATAAGAAAAAGCACTCCTCGAGAGTGCTTTTTTCTTTATTTGGACTCTGCATACCATGTAACGACGACATTATTCGTCCCAGCTGCAGGAGCCGTTTCAAAGCGAATTAAAATGCTGCTATCATTGACGTCAATATTTCTGATCTTAGCAATGCCGGCATCCGTTGATGCTGGAATTGCAAAGAAAGCTGTCGGTCTGGTTGATAATCCATGCGGGAGGGATAGTGTCACGGTAACTCCGTCTCCACTAAGCACGGCGCGGCCCGAATTGCTTTCAATCCATTTAGCACCGGACCATACGATGCTATTGTTTAGGTTAGTGTCAAAGAAAACAGCCCCTGGAACCCTCCCTAAATCGACTGAAGTGGGTCTTATGGAGACACGTGACAAAGCTGGCGGAATGTATGTAGAAGATCCGCCGCGGCTTATCCAGCCATAATAAGTGTTTTTGTCCCTCCAGTCAGAATTGATCGCACTGATCTCTTTTAAAGCGGTCGAGGAAATCGTGTTATTAATGATTTGGTTACCTCGGGCATTTGTCTGGACCAAAACAGCCACATTGATGCTGGAGTTGTTGATGATTGTGTTCTGCGAAACAATCGCGTTATTCCCCCAAAGAATGACTGGCGCGCTGCTCTTAATCGTATTATCGATGGCGCTGGTGTTGTTATACATCGAGATGGCACGACCAATGTCGGTCTGAAAGGCTTCAAGAATAATATTATTAGAGGCACTAGCACCATCCAATAGTTCAATTCCCTGTTCAGCTCCCTTTATCGTATTGCCAATGACTTCTACTTCACCGCCTACACTGATGGCTTTATGAGGGCCATTTGGGTACACGCGGTTATAGGACACCGCGGCATAGTTGACAGGTATGGCGCCAGCCTTAAATTGAATGACGGCTCGCGGGGTACTAGGATTGACGTTTCGGATATAATTGTATGAGATATCAATGTCATATGCCGGAATTGAGTTGGGGTTAAATCCAGTTGAATCCGATACCGTGATGCCTGTTGTAGTCGTGTTTGTAATCCGGTTTTTCGTAACTTTTGCAATGCTAATTCCTGAAAGAATGACGCCGTATATGGTTCCGATGATGCGGTTGTCAACGATGGTCATATTGTCATTTGGATACGTGCCGGATTCAGCGTTACAGGTAATCCCTCCGCCTTGCAGGGGAGCTTCACTACTACCAGAGATTGAAGACCAGAGGGACGAGTCGATGTCCTTGTTCACAGGGTCATGCAAATAGTTCCTTTCAATGGTCATATCTTGCGTGCCTTTATTAAGTATGCCATCTCCGAGATAGGCATAGGCTTCATTAGCCTCAACAGTTACCTGTAGGCTCGTTCGAGAGACGATCGGCTCCTCCCCCAGATGATGCAGCGTGTTCTTATAAATCTTTGCCATCTGGCATTCGCTAAGCGCGATACCGTCTGTAAATTTAGATATTTCAACCCGAGAAACATCGACCTTTGTGCAAGATCCAAAGTACATCCCCGTCTTTCCGCTACCCCACACTGCCTGATTAGCGCGTACCAATTTAAGGTTAGATACCGAAATTCCATTCGTGAATGTAAAACTGAAACCCTGATCCGCAACTTCAATCGTTGCACCGTTTCCCTCTATTTGAAGGTCATGCTTGCCGGTGAAGGTGTAGAGAAAGCCCGCCCGGTTTGTTTTGTAGTAACTCCGAGGAGGGAATATCAGTGTGTCCCCGGTTTTTACCGTATTGAATAGCGCAATCAAGGCATTCGTATCATCTGCCATATTGTCGCCTTTCGCTCCCTGCCAGTTTGCGTTAATGCCTCGGACAGCGAACTCTGAATCGATAGCCACAAAGTTTCCAGACAAATCGTTCGTAGTGGCAACATCTAGAGTGTTCCAGTCGTTAAGCTTCATGTTGACCGTTTTCTTTGTTGCCATATGACTTACATCACCCCCAGGGTAGATATGTACCGCTTGGTTTTAATGCGAGATGCCGGAGTTTATGCAATTGAGGGATTAGATATTCTAAAGGTCAAAATACCCGTGAAAACGTTGCACCGAAACCTTCCAGCAGACTTACTTACAGTATGTCAAAAAAAGCCTGCCTGCGCTCCTTGCGATTCCTCGGCGGCAGATTATGCGCATGGCCAGCATGCCGCAGGAACCAGTTACAGAACTTCTTCATGGCGATCTCCTTCCGTTTTTGGCATAAAAAAAGCACCCTAATGAGGTGCTTTGTAAGGCGAGCTACTATAAAAAGCCGATTTTAGAAGGATTTCTTCCAAGTTCGGATAAATGATCAATGAATTTTTTGTTTTCTATTGGGTGCCAAAAATCGAATTGATTTGTTAATCTCGAACCTATTGGACCATGAAACAATTGATCTTTAAGGCTTTCAATTTTTTCATCACGAAATATGATTTGAGAATTTATCCATCCAACAGTCTGCTGAAAGGCGATTAGTCCGCTTTTGTTTACAAAAACTCGCATTAAAGTTTGGTACCCTTCTGAATGTTTAGCGGTCAGCACAATGCACCCCGCGAAATTTGTATTAACTCGAGGGTCATCAAGTATTAATGCGCGGACTGATCCATGACTAAGTAACTTATCCGTATCCCCTTCAGTTAAATCTTTGCAGAGAGCTGCTCCATCTAGTCTAATTAGGTTGAATTCCACTCCTGAAACTACAAATAGAAGATTATTTCCTTGATCTGAAAATTGAACTTTATCATGATAGAACTCGCCAGATCCGGTTAATTCTTGGATGTAAATTCTTTTTAGTTCTTGATAAACAGTATCCGTTGCCTTGGTTACTTCTTGGATAAGTAAATCCATCTTTTCACATTGTTCCAAAGCAGTTACCAAGCTAATTGTGCCGACCACAGTACCCCTCCTTCTTTATTAAGTCATAATAATTCTCTTTCTCCCATAAAAACCCTTCCCCGCTACAAATGTTGTCAAAAGGTAGAGGGATGTCGATCTATTCTGTAGAATGATGTCTGCAGGAGGGATCAACTTGAACGCCCCAAAGAACAAGATACTCAGACAAAACAAGCACTTCTTCGTCGCGATGTTGTCGCAGACGCCCGTGTCCGTCTGGATGCACGGCGAGTTGCTGGACTACGGCGGCATTATCCAGATGGTTGATCCGGTCCGGGTAAAGATCGACGACATGTACTACATGCGCGGCGTGTGCGAATTCCGGATACGATAAGAGCCCGTGGGATCATCTCCCCGGGCTCTTGCTCATATGACGAAGCTCACAAACTCCGGCGACCGTAGCATGCCGGACTTGTACCAGTTTCGGAACCGCACCCTCGCCTTAATCATCGGCTCCAAGTAAACGATCCCCTTACGCTCCCCGGTCACCAGTTGCTGAGCGATCCGATAAAACGCCTTGCGATGGTCAGGCGGCACCGCCAGCTCCACGACTCCGACCGGACGGCCCTCATGAGCAACCAGCCAGCCGAACTCATCGCGGCGGTATCCGGTGATGGCGACCTCGGCGTATTCGTAGTTGATCACCTTGATCCAGTCTTTGCTGCGCTCGCCGACGTACCGGCTGCTTTTGAGCTTGCCGACGATCCCTTCGAGCTTCATCGCTTCGATATGCCGGAAGAGGTTAGTTCCTTTGCCGTCGACCGACATCACTTTACTGAAGAACGACGTATTGGTCAGCACCTGGTCCAGCAGTTGCTTGCGCTCCATCAGCGGCCGGCTCCGGACGTCCTGGCCGTTGAGCTGCAGGATGTCGAACACGTAGAAGTGAACCGGCAGCCGCGCCATGCCCTCCTGGATCCGTTCCGGCCGGGTCAACCTGAATCGCTCCATGACCGTTTCGAACTCGATCTGTCCGGTCGCCGGGTTGAGGTAAGCAACTTCGCCGTCCAGGACGATGTCATCCACGCTGACGGGCACGCTGTGCAGCTCGGGGTATCGGTCTGTCACATCGTTACCATGTCGGGTGTGCAGCCGTACAGCGCCGCTTGAGAGCGTCAGGAGCAAGCGGTGTCCGTCGATTTTTGGCTCAAATATATAATGATCATCGTCCCATGGTTCTTCTCGCTTACTCAGCAGCATTGCCTGCGGCGCCTTCACGTCTGCACCTCCCTTCATTGGTCTGTTATGCCGATTCTACCACTCGGCCGATGGGATGCCTGCAAGCAAATATAGGCAAAGAAAAAAGCCCGGAATCGGGCCCCTATTTGTCGGCAAGTAGCTCCTTGAGGCTATCACCGTACTCGGCAATCAGCGCTCTGATTTTGCGCTCTGCGTCCTCTTGCTCAAGCATCAGGCTGCTTGAAATTGATCTGCACCTATAGGGCACGATGATGACCCCTCTCTCGGCCTTTGGACGCTGGACATGGATGCTGAGCACCCCAAGTTCCTTTCGTGTGTCTACCAGCCTCTTGCGCGTCCAGAGCGACATACCACCGACGCAGTAGCCAAAGAGTCTGTTAAGGATATTCCTTCGTGCGTCCAGCTGCTCGTATGCCTCATCGTACCTCGCCGGCATCATCTCCAAGATCGCGACCTCTTCGATCATTTCCAGCTCTTTTTCCGTCGGCGCTGGGTCCGGCCATTTCATCCCCATATGTATCACCTCATGGAGAGTATTATATGACGAACACCCGTTCTTATTCCAGTTGAAAATATTGACGGTCACCCTCAGCCAAGCAGCTGATCCGCTCAGCAGCTTGGATAAGAGTGCGACGATTACTGACGCTCGTCGCTAGCGCCTGCGATCCGAGCCTTTGCCGATGCAGTCTCGGCTGTGTGGGGGTCATAGGCAGGTCCGGAGTGATAGCGAATAGGGATAGCGAATGAGCGGGAGCCCGGGCATGATCCGGGGCTGCAAGGCGCAGCATCCAATATCCCGCATATAAGTGGCCGCTGAATGGGGGGCTCAGCGGCCGAAGCCTTTGCGGTGCGGGGCCGTGCCTCCCGCGCTATGGGTTGCAGCGGTCTGTGGACATGCTTTCCTCCTGCCGTTCGCACGTCGCATGGCCGAAGCCATACCGCATTGATATGCCCACCCCAACTGAACCGAGTGGAACTCGACCGTTAAAGCGCTGGGGCAGACCGCAGAGGCTGCGGAAGCAGCATGCCGTATATGTGATGCACCGCGTATCGCTATAGGTCCGGGAATGGAACCCGGCACATGTTCGGCGGGAGCGCGGCGCTTGTCACCGATAAAAAGCAGACGCCCGAGAATGGCTCCAAACAGGCGTTCTTAGTTTGACCCCTTCCAAGGAGAGGAAGAACGGGCTGGAACGCGAATTTGGGGCCATTCTGAGCGCCTGAGAAAGCATTGCGCCTGATGCTAGACCTACATCGGCGTTGAAGCAGCGATCACGAGAGGAGCTTTGCACCGGAATATAAAAAGCCGACCACTTGGGCCGGCTGTCGGGTTAGAGCGTTCACGCTCCGTCGGTGTCTCTCTCGATATCTCACAATACAAATATACCATGTCCGAAAGCAAATGGAGTCCCGTTTGGGTGCGAGTTTCACCCGAGTTGTGTTTGAATTAAGTTGGGTTCACTGAATTTCATGAGTTCAGCCGTCAGAACGGTGCCTCCGGACCATGGATCGTTGTAGCTGCGGCCCTTCAGCCGGCAAAACTTGCGCTTCGCGTCCGTGCTGTTCATGGCCTCGATCTGGATGCGTTCTTGCTCCCATCGAACGCCGACTTGGTATGTGGCCATTATGCGATCTTTGATTTCAGCCAT